CAACTACTTTTAGTACTGTACTATTTGCTACAACTACTACACCGTTTGCAATATTGTTAGATGAATTAGGATCACCATTAGCAGCATACAGATCTCCATTAGAGTATTTTCCTAATAGATCAATTTTCTCAATACCTATTGTTGAATTAGCTCCAGCTGCTGTTGTATTTGTTAAAGCTAAGTTTGCACTTACTAAAGATGCAATCTCAACTATCATATTGTTACCGCCAACTGCTGCATCTGTAACTACACCATTAGCTATAGACCTATATCTAGTACCACCACTGATAACATCTACTACATCAATTGCACCTGATACTGCATTTCCTGTTACAGCTGGGTCTTCTTTAAATGGTATTTTGTCTGCTGTATTAAACTTAGCATATTCATTTTCTGTGATATCAAACATATATTTCCATTGATATCTGTCAGCAGTTGTTATATACAGTGTGTCATTAGCATTAGTTTCAGTCTTAGTTGGTTTAGAAGTTGATGGTGCACCTTTGTTATTAAATAAACATTTGAATACACTATAGCTACCACTCTCCTCTTCTACTGATACAAAGAAGTTTTCATTTTTTAAGTTTCCGTTTTTATGTGAATACTGTGAATATACTGTTCCATTTACCCATGTATTTTTATCTACCATGTGCTTCACATCATTAAGAGTGATCTGTTTTCCGTAGATCATATCTCTATATTGTTGATAGTATGATGATTCGTTTGAGTTGTTTGCTGTCGGAGGACTTCCGTCTGAAGGGAATGGAGTATGCTTACCTAAGTAAACATAATACAATGAGTTAGCAGTTTCATTAATAGACTCAACAAATTGCTTTGCATTGTGTGTATTTAATTCTGATTTTACTAACTTACCCATTTATTATATTGCCCCTATTGAGCTGTTACTTACTGTAGCTACACTTTCTATTGAGGATTCTTTTATCACTCTTCCAAATAACTTAGTACCTGCAATGTGTGCTGTTTGTAATAGTATGTCTCTATATTTATCCAACGACAGACCAGTTTCGACCACATAAGAATGTGATTGATAAAAATCATTGTCGTGTATGTATTTAGTATTCAAAAATGACTCCTGCGAAGCCCAAAATCCTTGATCTACTCCAGTAGTTGTAACATTAGCAGTTCCACTTACTACAATATTAGAGTTTCCTGTTGACGTCAGTGTTACATTTGAGTTATGTTCATAACCAACTCCACTGTCTAAAACTTCAACTGCTGTTACAATACCATTAGCTGCTTTAGCATCAGCATTGATAACTGCATTGTCACCAATAGGTCTAGTATTTGCATCTTCATAAATCTCACCTACTGTACCACCAGCACCTGATGTTGCTCCTGATATTGTATTAGAATTATTGAATCCAACACTAAATGATAGTCTTCTTATTCCTACATCACCTGTTCCATCACCATTGTTTGTAAATTTATATACTTGTCCTTTTGCTACTGCTGAACCAGTTACTGTACCGTTAGCAGATAGTTCTGATGTTACGCTTGTTTCGTTATTAGCTGTATTAGCTGATATAATATCAATAGTAGTATTCGATGCACCAGAGTTAAACGGTGTATTATTTTCTACTATAGTTCCGTTTGAAAATTTGAATCTACCATTCTTTATACTTATTACAGTAGTTGTAGTTGATTGAACATCTCCAACTGCATTAGCTGTAGAGTTAATTTTTTGTGTTACTGATGATCCAGTATAGTAATTTGATGCATCACCTGCTGTTGTATTGCTTGATGCTGATGTATTTTGTACTACTACTGAACCTACTGTTAATGTTTGACCTGGTACTGATACTGTTTGGTTTACAGTTTCTCCTAATATAAAATTAGTAACACCAGTAGGTGTCTCATTCATGTCTGTTAAGTTTACTATAATATCACGTCTACCCATTTTAGCTATACCTTTAGTATAGACTGATACAAATGGATCAAAGTTGTAATTGTTTCCTGGGTTAATGTCTGTTAATGAAGTTATTGTTCCTACGTTACCTGAGAATCTTGTTAGTACATTATCTAATACTGTTGTAAAGTCTCCGTTTCTATCTTTTGGAAATCCATAACCAAAGTCTACGTTAGCATTTAGTACTGCATCTGCTCCAGATGATGAAGTAATAGTTCCTTCTACATTTTGTGAATAGAATCCTGCACCAGCTGCTGTTACAGTCACTTCGGTAATACTATTACCAGCTCCAACTGCTGTTACTTTTCCAGTTGCATTTGTTGTAGGAGCTCCTCCACCTGGACCTCCTGTAAAGAATAATACAGTATCATCTATATCATAATTAGTACCTGCAGTAGAAATAGTAATTGTATCTACAAAACCAACTCCACTGTTTCCTCCTGCTGCATTAGATGACTGTCCATCAATAACTACATCAAGATAACTTACATTAGAAGTATTGTTCTCTCCTATGATGTCTGTGTATATTGTAATCGTTTCTTCGTTTTCTAATCCACCAATCTTAAATGTAGAACCTGATCCAGTTCCTACAGTATGAACATTTGCATATGTATTAGAATCTCTACCTATAATAAAAGCTGCTGTGTTTTGATAAAATGTTCCTGTAGCTCCGTTTGAGAATTTTGTATTTCTAAATCCTACGTTTTGTGTATTGGATCCAATTACCTCTGCTGTTATAGATACGTTTGAATATGTGTCAACAACTGCATTAGATGTTTCATTTGCATTTAAGTAGATATCTCCGACACCTGTATCAGTCGGTGCTCCTGTAATAGATGCTATTGAATTTGTTCTTCTACCTTTAATTTTCTTTCCAGCAGTAAATGCTCCTGTTATATCTGTAACATTTAATGTGTATTGTTTTGCATTAGAGTTTGTAAATGTTCCTAATGTACCATTAGCACCAGAAGTTGTAGTACTTACTAATGTTACGTTAGCTGTATTAGCTAAACCTGATGTTACATCTTGTACATTATCATTGGAAGTAAATTGACCGAAAACTCCATTAAGCGTCATTACACTAGCATTAACTGTTACTACTATACCATTTGCACCACTCTCATCCCCTAGAACTACATCGCCTGCACTAAACGATCCAGATGTGTTTATTATGTTTAATGTTACTTCACTTTCTTCATCTATTTCTTCATTAACATCAAAGATATGTGTATTTACCGCTAAGTTAGCGGCTATACTAAGGGAGTTACCGAACGAACCTAAGAATGGAGCTATGTGGATGGTACCATTTGCTCCATCTGTTGTTCTACTTAATACATATCCGTTAGCAATAACTGTATTGCTTGAATTTGTTCCTACTACGTATGGATGATTAACACTTGGGTCATAATTATTAGCAACTAATACTGCTGCTAAGTCTGAGTTGAATTCTGAACCACTAAGGTAAGTTAATTTTTCTACTTTTTGATCTACTGTTTCAAACCTAATAAATTCTGCGTTATCTATTTGTGATGCATTACTATATGATTGTGCTGCATTGATAACATTGTTAACTTGTATGTTTTGATCATTAACATCAATGCTTGTAAATGCTCCTTGTGATGTATTTCCCTCAAATGTACTAAAACCAAATCCACCATTAGCTAAGTTATATTCTACAAGTCCTGTAGCATTATCAATTGCTGTTACTCTTACTTGTGCTCCTTTACCTACATCTGCTTCTATGTTAAATGTATCACCGACTGCAAAGTCCTGACCACCTAAAGTAATATCTACTGAAGATAATGAACCTGTAACAACTGGCATATCATCTTGGTTGCCGTCAGATGATTTAGTTACAATTTCACCTCTTAAGAAATTACCTCTTAAGTTTGATAATTGGAGAACGTGCACTTTAGCTCCATTAAGTATTTGTGTACTAATTGATTCCACAAATGCTTTGGCAGAACTTGTTGCACCAAGTATCTCTAATCCTTGTAATGCAATTAACTTATCTAAATCACTAGCATATACTTCAATATATCTTGGTAATCTAAATTCACTTGTTGATGGTTTAATAACATCTTCGTATGGATTGTCTATATTAGCTTCTTCATCAAACAATATTCTGAATAATAATTGTATAGCTCTTGGAGTACCTTTAGCTCTGTAAAAGTCCATGATGTGTTTGATAGTTAATCTATCATCTGACTTTATTAGTCCTGGAAGACTAGCTAGGAATGTCTTTTTAAATTCATCTAAAAATTCTTGAGTTGTCTCATCGATGTCTCTATACTCGATAAGATTTCTTGCATAGTCTAAAGATTTGCCCTCTTGTTCTAGATATTCGTAGTATGCTTCAACAAACTTAATGAACATGACTCCGTCTTCTTTATAGAAGTCGGGAAACTGATCCTTAACGAAGACCGAGATTTTATCATTAATCTCCAGGGCCATTAGATCCTCTCTTGTTCAATACTAATTGATGGCGTCTCGTTATATGAAAGAATGATGTTTTTAGAAGATGATAAAGTTTTAGCGACAGGGTTAACAGAAACTGTAATAGAGTCTCCTGTAAATGCTGAAACTTCAAAATCAGGTAATGAAACTTTTCCTGTATCATAATCAATTGTTCCTACTTTAGATTTAACAATAGTAACTTGAGATGCATCTAGTTGTACTATTTCTATTGAACCTGATCCATTATCTCTTAATGTACATCCAGTTAGTTCACCAAATGTAAATGGTGTTGATGATACTGGTGAAGTTCCGTCTACAAATAATGAAGAGGAGCTTTCAGGTATTTCTCTATATACTTCGTTGTTAAATTGTAATGTAAAACTTTCTTTCGTATTGAGAGATGGAGTAAACTTTTTCTGTAATAAGACAGTTGTCTCATTATTGAGTATACTTTTATCAGCTGCATCTATTGATGTAACTAACTTAGATACTCTTAGTTTAGAATTAAAATCATTAATATTAGCAGCTGCAAAATCGTTTATTGCAGTAGATACTAATGTACTAATCTCGCTATCGCTCTTAGTTGTTAGATTAGGATTATACCTTACTTTACTTGTAACGTCAACGAATAAGAACGTAGGATCTATAACTTTTGGTGCAATTCCTAGTGGTGCTCTTACTTTTACATAGTCTTCAATCTCTTTTTTCTTTGAATTAGGTATGCCTGTTGCGTTCTTTAAGTCTATTGATATAATTACTTTTCCGAATTCTGGTGGATCTGATTCTTCACCACCAAATACATTTATTGCTTCAATATCATTAAACTGTTGTTGTAATATTGTTTTATAGTCTGATACAGTAACTGTTCTGTCTTGTATTGTAAGAGCCTTAGGTGCACTGAACTTAATTGACTTTTCTGTTTCTCTAGGACCACCGCCTGTTGCATTTGATACTGTAGTAACAACTACGTTACTAAATCCTGATATATCACTGATACTAAAAACACTTGCTTCATTAGCTGCATTAGCATTACACTTTCTATATGCAACTTCAACTATATTTCCATTATTTAATTTTCTTCCTATAACTCCATCACCAAATTGAAGTTCGTATTTATTTCCTTCCGCAGGAACAACAAAGTATACGTTGGAAGTGCCTGATAAACCAATAGATGAAAGCGAGCTAGACCATTCTGAATTACTTGTATCTGTTGATGAAGTAGCAATCTTAACTGCTAAACTATCTGTGTCTATTTCTTCATTACTTAAAACAAATCTTTGATCTGTGTTTGCTGTAGAGACTTGGAATACTTCTTTTACTATTTCACCTTCAAATATATCTACATTGTTAGCAAGATATCTTCCTTTATTATCTGCCACTATTGTAAGTCCTTCGTTAGTAGTAAAGCTATAAGTATTTTGTTCTACACTAGTAGTAAATGTAGTATACTTTGACATTATAATGCTTGCTGGTGTATTTGCAGGGAATATTTCTATATTAACTGTAGCTTTAGCAGATGTTTCTGATCTTGGCGTATAGTTTAGAGCTTTTGCATGTGATACAATACTGTCTCTTAATTGTGCACTATCTAAAAATGATTCTGAAGCAACTTGGTTAAGATAAAAGTTGTTCATAAAAGTATTGTATGCAAGTATGTCTAACAATACACTCATGTTAGATCCATCGAAGTTGTAATCTGCTAGGATATCTTGATCCTTAAGATACGTTTTTATGTTTTCTTTTATGTCTGCAAAATTTGTATTTGCAACTACTATTGCTCCATTAGCCATTATCTTACTCTCTCTAGTACTAGACTGAGTTCTTCAGCCTCATCAGTATTTATGACAGAAAATACTAACCCTATTTCTAAACTGTTATTATCTGGTGAAGGTGATGCTTTGATATCAATAATATTACATCTTGGTTCATATTGTTCAATAGTTTCACCTATTCTTTGTTTTGCCATCATTATAGTCTGTGGAGAAAAGTTTTCAAATAAACTTTTTCTTATATCACATCCTAACGTTGGTTGAAAAGGTCTTTCGCCTTTATCTGTTAGTATAAGACTTTTTATAGATTGCTTTACAGCATCTACGTCTGCTTTTAGCGATAGGTCCTTCCTTACAGGATGAACCGCTAAAGATGTATTGAAGTCTTGAAATCTAGCCATAAGTTTATTTATACTCCACTAGGAGCAAATACTTCTCCTCTTTGTGATTCTAACACATTAATAAATTCTAGTTGTTTTACAAAGTCACCTAATGGCTTATGTCTATTTGATGAGTTCTTAGGAGGATTATCAAAGACTTGATCAAAAATGTCACCTGATAAGTCAAATGGAATCTTAATCTTTGATTCAGGTATCTCATAATCAGTACCTCTTATGTCTACATTAGGTTTAGTATTTGGATTGTCAGCAGTATTATATTTTATTGCAATATGAGTACTTAAGAGACTTATAGTTTTATTTAATGCATTGTGATAATATTCTCTATCTAAGTCTACAGGTATACCTGGTTCTCCTACTTTGTTCTGTCTTGCTTTATTATATTCGTCTCTATCTTCTCTTAAGATAAGTTGATAACTTCTTAATGTATCTGAGTCTTCAATATACTCATCACTATTAACACCTTCTTTTTGTATCTCTTCTAATGAAATAGGAGGACCGAATGTAAATGGTTCAGCATCTATCTCTTCTGCTGGTGCTATAATTAGATTAGCTAACTCCACGCCTTGATCTTTTACTTTAGGTAATAAGTCTGATTTTCTTTCTGCAGTTTCAACTTCTGCATCTGCATCTTCTGTTGCAGCTTTAGATTCAGTTCCTTTTGTAATAATGTTTCCATCAACATCCATTTCAACATTAGGAATATTTGAACACACTTGATCTTTTAAAGCAGC